GTTCACGTCGATCCAGCACAGCGGGCTGGTGTCTTCCTCAGCCGTCGCCTCTACTCCCCCGAGATAGATTCGCTCCGCGGCTTCCGCTGCTGTGGACACACCGCACACCGACTGCCACGCCACCAGTCCGGACAGCATCGTGCGAGTGTTGCTCAGAATGCCAAGAATGTCCAGTGCGCTCATATGTCAGCCGCCCTCACAGGCTTTGCCCCTCGTGTCTCTGGCAGTGTCTGCGTGATCCTCACAAGTAACGCGCCGTCTTGCTTCGCGTCTACTGCCTCAACCTGCACCAGATCATCACCAATGCGAAACGCATCCCGCACCGTAACCACAGCATCGGACGACAGAAGCAGCTCCCCGCGTCGCTTCGTGGCTCTGCCCCTGTCGTCCATTTCTGCTGTCGGATACCACGTCACGATTGCCGTGTGCTTGCGCTGGCTGGATGATTCGCCGTTGACGTACTGCCGGACCTCGACAGCGAAATCATCGCTGTCGAGGAACACGGCAGAGACATCCGCGGAAATCATGTCAGACAGAGACATCAGACACCGTATCCGTAACCATAGGCAACTTCAACCAGTGCCACCGTGATTGCCGGAACACCAGTGCCAGAAGCTTTCTGGATCTGAATGATTGGCTGCACGTTCTGACCGGCCACGGCTGCGGACATAAACCGCACGTCCTTCAGACCGTTCGTGAAGTCGATGATGAAAGTCTTGTACACGGCGGCCAGCGTCTGCCCGGTCGCCTTGTCATCGTTGTCGGTTGTCGCATCATCGGTTTCGACCACAACTGCCGACGTGCTCGCAGATCCCTCGATACGAAACCACGCATTGTAGGCCACGCTGTCCGGCGTATCGTTGCGAGCTGAAGCCAGCCCAAAAACGATTGTGCTCACAGCATCGACGGCAGCAACCTTTGCCACAAACTTCGCATACTTCAGCATGCGCAGGTCATACGGCAGCACGTCGTTGAAAAACAGGCAGACGTTCTCTGCTTCGCTCGTGGCTGCCAGTGTCAGGGCAGCCGCCCCGCCGTCTTCAGTGATGCACAGATAGGTCGGCGTTCCCGCTGAACTGGTGTCTGCAATTGTCCATCCGTTCTGTCCAGGCGTGCTCGTGAAAGACTGTGCCCGGTCGAACAGGTCGACGAACTGCTTCGTTCCTCTGGTGATCATCTCATTCCCTTTCGCTATTGACGAAAAGAGACTCGCAAAAATGCGGGTGGAATCACGCGATTCCCCCGCGTCAAATTAGCCGTTGCCTATCAGGCCCCGGCGTGCTTCTGAACGCCGCGATGATTCAGGGCTTTGGCCCCGACTGACTGCAACACATAGTAGGTCATCGACAGCTTTTCTTCACTCAACACCGACCGAATCTGCGGCACTTCCTGACCCTGCAGGAATGTGACCTCAACCGTGTCAACTCGGTTCGGTTCTGCGAACAGATAAAAGGCGGTCGCGCTGTCAGCATCCAACAGCGGCTCGATGATTGGCACGAGTCCCGTGTTGATGTTTCGCACCCCGCTGTTATTGCTGCTCGGGTCACTTTCGCTGTTCAGCAACTGCAGGAGCGTTCCACGCAGCGCGGCCGGAAAACAGATGTAGCGCGGCATCAGTGCCAGAATGTCTGGTCCCTGATTGCCTTCCGGCGTGTTCTCGCCCCGCATTGTCATCATGTTCTGCGTCAGCAGATTGATGGCGGTGGTGTAGTTGCTGACAGAACCCGTTTCCAGATTCTTTTGCTTGCGTGCTCCGCTTGCTGCAGAGAACAGAGCGACACCGTCGGACAATGCGGCGTTGCTGGTGATCTGTGACCACGCCACGGCGTTCACCGTGCGGGCTGCCGAATCACCCAAGGCCAGCGGAACCCGAGTCAGGGCGGACATGTCATCGTTCACAATCAACTTGTAGCTGAAATCAACGCCCAACGATCGGCATTCGACCGCGTAGAATTCGCGGGCGTCCGCCATGCTGGCGCGATCCGGATCAGCCGCATCATTCCAGACCGGCAGATTCGGGATGCCGCCAAGACGCAGGCGATGAATCGTCTTGAAGTCGGCCACCGAATCGCCCTGACGCATCGGACCGCGCCACGTTGCAGGTACTTCGGTGTACCCGATCATCATGGACTTGTTGATTGCGTCGAGAGTCAGGTTGGCAAAGCTGCCCGTGGTGTGCAGCGGAACGTCGGTCCGCAGCCCACGAATTCCGGCGATCTGCGGGCCGAACATTGCACACTGTGCAATCTGCTCGCGAGTCAGCCCCAGCGTGTTGATCCCCTGCGCCCGCACAAACTCGGTCGCCATGTCCAGAAGCGTCGCATGCCGGAACGGCTCTGCAGCCTTCCGCTGGTCGTCGCTGACGTATCGCTGCAGCTTCTGCGTGTCGCCGTTCAGGGCAGATCCTGCAGCCCGTGCAATCAGTGTGGACTGCAGATCGGTTCGCAGACGATCAATGCCACTACTGACCATCCGGACGTTGCCGAATGGCAGAGACTCGGCAGCCTTTGCCTTCGCGGTCTGCAGGTGATTGCGGACTGCTGCAATGTCTGCACACTTGCGGGCGTCGTCGAATTCGTACGGCAGGCCAGCCAGTTCGCACAAGGCGCGAACATCGGCTTCAAATGCGTCTCGCTGCGCAGTTGCGTCTGCAATGGCCTTGCGGGTCGCTTCAGCAACCATCGTGGCCAGCGCGGCAGCATCGACTGATGCAGCCTGTGGGGCCTGTGCCTGTCGTTGTTCCGGCTTCTGGTCCGCCAGCTTTCCGGCGTTCTCAATCAACCACCGCTGAGCCTGCTCGTCCGTGTATTCCGCTGGCATGCCACGCGACACCAGCAAAGCGCGAAGTTCCTGATCCATTTCAAACCCCTCATTCTGCGAAAACCTGACCGCTGCCGGATCGAGTCCCCGCAGCTTTGCTTGCGCGTCTGCACCAATGGGAGTCAACGAGACTTCCCGCAGTCGCCACTTCGTCACCACGTTTACCGGCCCCGCAAACTCGCGGCCGGAAATCGTTTTCGTTGTGCCGTCTGGCACATATGTTTTCTTCAGCACCTCGTAACCAACGGACACATCTGTGATGTGCCCATCTCGAACGCTCGCCAGTGCGTCCTCGCCGCTTGCCGACTTGCCAAACACCAGTGTTGCGGTGATGTTGTCGTCATTGACCGTGATGGCTCTGGCACTGCCCAGTTGATCTTTCACGGAGTATCGGTTGTGGCTGTCCAAAAACGGAATCTGCCGGGCCTTCGGAAACTCTGCGCCCTTGCTGAGGAGCACTTCCGGAACCATTTCCATCCGGCTGTAATCCGGCATCAGCACCGGCGTTTCTGTGCTGATCACCGCATCGACACTGCGGGTGTCTTCGCTGAATGTCTTCGCCCGCACTTCCAGAGACCGAAACCCCGGATCTTGCAAGGCTGCTGCTGCCGCGTTAGATCGTCGTGACATGTTGCACCTCGTTTCCTGCCTTGCGTGGCTGCTGCGTGTCTGCTGCTGCGGCGTCAGCGTTTGCCTGTGCCACCGCGATCTGGTCCGCCGTATCGACGCCGAGGATGTTGTTGACCACCTCAGCGGGAATGCCCTTTGCCTCTGCAATCGCGTACAACTCAGCGTTGTCGTTCAAGACATCCCGCCAGTTCACGTTGATTTTCGCGGTCTCCATCTGCAGGCTGCTCAGCCCCGCGTGTATTCGTGCCGCTGCGGCCTCTGCGTCGTCCTTCGGATTGATTGACAACGCCACCGGCCCTTGCCAATTTGCGACTGAGAAACGGCCCGGATCTGCTTGAAACTCTGCTGCTGAAACGATCCCATCAAAGAAATTCGACAGGATGCCCGCACGAATGACGGCCTCATAAATTGGGTGGCAGAATGACGATGCGAACCACTCCTGCACGTCGTGCAACTCCGGCCATGCGTCGTTGTCTGCAGACCGCTCAGAACTGAATGAGCTGTTGCGATAATCACCTGTCACCGTCGAAGACTTAACGCCCGGAAATGCGTTCGCCGTCTGTCGCTGCAGATGCTGCACGAACCCTTCGGGATTCATATTCGGTTGACTCGGTGACAGCAGCTCAAACTTGCCGTCCTTGCCGACGTTCAGCATCATCCCCGGCTGAATCTTTGTGACCGTGTTTCCGTCGCCGTCAGTCAGGTCTGATCCATCAATCGACGATGCCACGGGATTGATTCCAGCCGCCAGCCCAACCCTCGCAGCCCCGGTCGGTTTGCTGTACGTGCCGACGATACAGGCAGCCATCGCGGTTGCCTTGAGCACGTTGTAGTCCAGATCCTCAGTGTTGCGAGTCTTCACCAATGCAGCAGCGAACCACGGTATGCCGCGTAGCTGGTCGATGTCTTCCTCGGAATACAAATGCCCAATCTGATCCACAGTGAAACGCCGGACGTTGCCCGGTTGATTTGCTGAGGCCCATGCGGGCTGAATCCGGACGTGATACGCCACCCGCTCGCCGTCAGCGTTCAGCTCAATTCCCCGGTAAACCGTGTGGCCCTCTGGAATCTCCGGACGCACGATCTCCGATTCATCGGCCAGCCTGCACGCATCAATCATCTGCAGCGTGATCGGTATTGGCAGGTCATGCCGTCGCTGTTTAGTCTGGTCAATTGGCACCAGCCGGTAAAATGTGTCACCGCTGAGGACTGTTGCCCGCAGTGCCAGTTTCTGCAGTTGGGCGAACGTGACACCGCCGCGACCGGGCAGCCCTCGCGAATCGAAACCGCTCTGGATTCGCTGCCACAGCTCTTGAGCCTTCGCGCGGAATTCCACGTTTGGCGTGCCATCGGAATTCATGGCCAGTGATTCCGGCATCATGCCACGTTTTCCGACAACCTTTGCAACGATGGTGCGGACGATCTTGCGGGCGGACGGATTGTCCCGGTACAGATCCCACGACTGTGACCGCAGGGAATCCACCCGGCTGCCGGACACCTGATTCTCTTTGGTGACCGGCTGCGCCAGTGCGTTCAGCCGCGTGACATTTGCAGCTGCATACGGGCCTTTCGGAGTGCCGGTCAACTGTGCAATCTGCTGCAACGATGCACGCGCAGCCATTCGCTTCAGTGCCGCTCCGGGTGCAAGGTAGGAAATCAGCCGGTCCAGTGCGTTCATATGGTCGGCTCCTGCATACTCAGGAGCGTGGCCATGCCGCCGGAACTGGTGTTGCCGTTGCTGATTTCATCCATCAACTGCTGACGGAATGCCTGAAGGTCTTTGAGCTGCGCCATGGCCTTCGCGCGACCGGCCACAGAATAGCTCTGCGCGGTCAGGCAGTTGAGAATCGCCGCATTCGTTGCGGTCAGTAATTCGTTGGCGTCTGTCATGCTGTGCAGTCTTGCCAGCACTCGGACAAATCCGCACTACCAACACTACCAATCAGCGCTCACCGTCCAGAAAAACCTGCCGTGACTCGACCACCACGGACGACAGCACAACACGCACAGACCACGTGTGACCGCACGGCCCCAGGCCTTCCGGCTTCCGACTCTTGCAGCACTTGTAGTACCTGACACTGCCCTGTGTGGAATACGCCACCCCGTAGCCGCCGCGTCCGTTCCAGCACACCGGACAACGACGATACGCCTCAATCTCACGCTCGACGGCCGCCACTGGCTCCGGCTCCGGCGTCTGCTGCAGCTTTGGTGCCTGCTGTCCCTTGCGTGGCTTATTCATTCCATGCCCGCCCGTCCGGTCGTCTCTCGCCTGCATTCAGCACCGCCCTTCTGGTTCTAACTTCGCTTCTCGCTGGAAATCCGCCGTGCTCCTCCGCGTAGCACACCGCCAACGCCAGCCCGTACCGTACAGCATCGCGAAAGTCGTTCGGGATGCCGTCGTCTTTCTTCACCCAAAGCAGTTTCGCGTTCCCCCGATTGTCTACCCTGTCACTGATTGTAGCGTTGCAAAGCTGCTCAAGAAACTCCATATCCCGATCGGCACCGGCGCAAACGCTCAAACTCTCTGCGGTCCCCGGTTCCCGGTCGTCCAGTCTGGCCTGCAGATCCGTTTCCCAGTAGTCTGTCGCCACGGTCAGCAGCATCTGCCCCGCGTGGTCTCCAGACTCAACAGCATTCAGCCTGTGCGGCTTTCCGCCAAGGTCATTGTTGGCCCCTTTGCACGGCACTACACCAGGATGCATGTTGCACCAATCATATGTGGCCTTCGTTGCCCAACCCGAATCCGCCGCCACTGCGTGCACGCTCGTTTCATTGCCCCCGTCTGCGTGTGGATACGTCCGGGACACCGCCTGCTGCCAGACCTCCTCAAGAGTCTGCGTCAGCCCGTAATCAACGACGTGCGACCGCCAATCGTTGCCGTGTGCCATCACCACGTACAGCCGGAATCCGCCTTCTGCTGCCTGCTGGTCGATTGTGACCGTCAGCAATCGCCCCCACTCCGGGACTGTGCCTCTCGGGATCTCAGACCGCAGCCGCTCGCCGATCTTCTCCGGCGTCGTTTTTGTCCTGCGTGCCTCCCATGTTTCGCCCTTGTCCTCATTCACCCACTGCCGCAGCTTTGTCGGGTTTTTGTGCTTCTGGACAAAGTCTGCCGCAATCTGTCCCCAGCCATGAAACAGAGCGTAAAACACGCTGATTTGGCACCCATAATCTGACCCCCAACGGTACGGCTCGCCGCGCAGCCAAGACCGATCATCCGGGGGCAGGTCTCGTGCCTCAATCGCCCGCTCGTGATCGACCTCGCATCCGGCTGGAACCCACACTCCTGACATCATCATCTGCGGCCTGTGCACGTCCTCGATTCGGTCCTCACAATACCGGCAGACATAGTGCGCCGTTTTGCGTGCCAGATCAGCATCTGACTGTCCGGACGGCAGACGGTCAAAGAATACTCCGCCCGGTCGCTGGCCGTCACCAAACTCCAGCACCTGAAACCTTCTGCA